TAGAGTTTCTGAGGTTCTGTGAGAAGAACTCGCCAAAAGTTTACGAGGATTGAGAATATGTCGAAGCCTAAAACTTGAACCATTTTCTCACTTGCCCACCGAGACTCAAGGCTCCCTCCACCGAGAAAGGGAGAAACGATAGTTTTGGGATAGCTCTTGGAGAATAAGTGTGGGGTGATTAGCTCATACGCTTTTGACTTACCACCAGGGTATCTTAAGGGAGTCTTCACGGAGGTTCCTTAACGCTTTAGACTTTTTATAGTGGTTTATACCACACCCATCCATTAGGGGTATGTCCCTAGTCCATCAGTTCTGAGTGTTTTTCAGAAGACTATCCGATACGGATAAATGGATTGGATAGTTAGGGGCTGAAGTTTATCTATTGCGATAAATGCGGATTTTCCTTTGTCCCTTGCCGCGTGAGCTCGGACAAACTCACGCCTAAAGTTGTTGGGGTCTGTTAAGTCGTTTGGGCTAGAGAGACCTGCTATGTAGAACATCTCCCGATCATTAGAGGTTTCCCTGAAGACAATCACCTCAGGTGAAGAGCCTTGTCGGTTGGGGTACATTATGGGATAGTTCCCCCAGCAGACGCTCTTTACTCCGACCGCATATCCCGCTTGGCTAAGATCGGAAGAGAATTCTTGCGAGCACCTAACGGATAAGTCCAACACTTCGGTGAAGTCCAAACCCAAGAACTTGCAGACCGCCGCTTCGCCGTACAGCCCCGTCCTCCATCTTTTTTCTTCCTCGTTGGGGTCTTTCTGATGGTCTGCTTCGGTCTTCTTCTTTTTTATGATTTTAAAAATACGCTCATCGAGGTAGTCCACCTCCCCTTTATCCAATTCGACTTTTGGATATGTGTTCTTGAGTGGTGCGACACAGATTTGAAAGTGCTGTTCGGCATCACCCCACTTCACAAGTTTTTCGGGTGTAACTGCGACATCTGCATCGTCAAAGTCTTTTATCCAATTCATGTTATTCCTCCGTTGTGTGTTCTCTTACATATAGGAATTGTAATGGTTCTATGAATCCTAAAAGGTATCTCGATATTAGGTGAGAAATATGAAATACGCATACAGAACACCCAAGTTATTTAGCCTACAGCCTCTTCTTAGGCTGTTTAGATCGAAAGGTATTGGATACTCCGTCGACAGGTTCAAGGGTGAAAGGGAAGACCGTTTCTTTTCGGTTATTTCAGTTGCCTTAAACGCTGAGGATTGGATAGTTCGCCCGCAGGCTATAGGATTAAAGAGCGAAGAAGGCTTAGAGTTTATGGATATTAGATTTACTAAGGTGAACTACAAGAAGTTCCACGAGTACATGATGGAGACCAAGGCTGAGTTAGCTCTCCCCCGTTTGGAAGATAGCTACATGGAACAGCGAGTAGAACTATCCAAAGAAGTCTTGATTGTTGTAGTGCGTGAGGACAGATCAGGATATAGGGGTATTTCAAATCTAATGGAGGATTGGGGCATCCGCACGGATCGACTTCTAAAAACCAAAGCTCTTTTACTTAAAAAGGCTGAGGGTGAGTCTATTGAACAAGACTTAAGGGGAGTACCTGCCACGGATATTTCGGGTAATACTTCAGCTAAGGAAGATAAAGCCATCGACCAAAGGTTCATTCAACCGATGCTTGAAAAGCATCGGCTCTCTGCTGAGATAATGGAAAAGAAGGCAGGTATTTTCAAAACGCACAAATCGAGTTTTGGTCGTCGGATTATTGCCGCCACCCACTCTTATTCCAAAACAACGGGGCGACCCCTGTATGTAGAGTTGGACAACATACTTGGAGATACCTCCATAAACTACGCGGGCTCTTTACTAGAGAGATATGCCTGTCAGCACCTATCGGAAACTACGCTGCCCGATTTCCTTTTAAAGGCAGAGCTAGAACTGAAAGACGCTATCTATTTACCATCAGGGCGGAAAAGAAATGAGAGTGTCTATGACGAGATGGCTAAGAAGATAAAGAAAGATACCGAGGAAAGTCTAAAGGCTTGGCTCGATCTCAATGGTGTACAACTTGGTCTCTCAATGGATACTTTTATCGACAGGGGCTTCCGTTCAACTGCAACGGAATATCTCTCAAGATTGAGAGATAAGATATCCGTAGCAATCAAGCCCAAAAGGAAACTCGTAGATGGCATCCCTGATATGTACGAAACTAAGACTAAATCTGAGTACATATCAGGACTAATGGAGCTAAATGGATTACTTGGTGGACACACAGACATAGAAACAGAAATAGCAAGGGCGGAGGGACACCCACATTTAGTTTACGCCAGCCATGTACCCAAATCCATATTGGAACTGAACAAGACGGAAATGGTTAAGAAACAGGAAAAAGATGAAACCATACTTCTCGACACACTTACTTCCCTTACACCTCAAACAATCGCCCCTCAAACAATAACAAGGGATGGACATAACCTTATCGTGTGTTCGGAGTATCCGGGTTTTGGAGTTATTTATGATGAGTTAGGTGTTACGCCTGAGAAGGTTCATTTGGAGGGGATTTTTTATGCTCTGAAAATCATGAGCCACTATACGGATAAAAGGGTGATACAGCTCAAATATGAGAAGGGAGTTAGGGCAAACTATCTTGTGGCGGGATTGGGGGGGTTAGGTAGAATTGAAATGGATAGAAAAGATGACCTAAGAGTTGCTATCCATGAGGCGATGCACGCACTTGAATGGCACTCTCCGTCTATATGTTCCCTTGTGACAGCGTTTTGTGCTAGTCGCTTCAATCCTTTCGAGGAAAAGAACATAGGGAGAGGCGAAAAAGCCTTCTCAGGTCTTTGGGATATTTACGCAGGTAAAATGTATGATGGCGATACAATGAGTGAGTTTATTACAATGGGGGTTCAGGAGTTCAGAAGTGCAAAAACAATCGTAGGACTCGCTAAGAAAGACTACCCACACTTCCTCTTTACCCACGCTCTAGTCACAGGGAAGCTGAAGGAATATCTATGACCACCACCACTATCCATTTTCGGTACGGAAGTGTGAAAGCCCAAGTCTTAATCTTTTACAGCGATCCGTTTATGATTGAGGGTTATGAGTTCTCAGGGGATGGGACAATCATAAACATCTACAAAAGCAAACTAGGGGGAGAACCTTCAGGTTACTTCATCGGTTCTGCCTCTGTAGATAACATAGAATACTTCATCAATGCGGCATATGATGCCAAAAGAGATTTCGAGCGGCTAGAGTATGCCATAGTCAACCCTCCCAACCTTAGCAGGAACAACTCAGACAACCCTGATGCCGTCTACTAAGGATAGCTGATTAATAGTTTGTTTATGGGGGTACTCAAACGGATACTAACCCTCCCGACCCTTTTGAGGTACACAGAGTATGCCCCTAGTTCATCAGCACATTGTGATTCGTTCCCATGTCATGAAGCCTCCCATGAGCGAGGAACAGACGAAGAATTGGCTCAAAGAGCTTATTTCCAAGATTGACATGAAGATTCTTAATGGACCTCATGCGACATATTTGGATAAAGAGGGAAATAGGGGCGTAACAGGGGTCTGCATTATTGAGACTTCTCATATCGCCATCCATGTGTGGGACGAGGAGTCACCGGGGCTGATTCAGCTTGATGTGTACTCATGTAAGGACTTCGATAAGGAAGTGGTATTTGACCACTTCAAGTGTTTCGAGCCTGTGTCCACCGAGTGGTTCATGCTCGACCGCACGGACAAGCTGTCCATCACGGATGATATTCAGGCAAAGAAATAAGAAATGGCAGACGGAGAGTGCATAATAGGGGGTGATGTATCTCTCGTCTTTTGGAAAGATGGCGGATGGTATGCTGATGGGGAGTATCTAACGGACGATATAGGGAAGTGCAAAATCCTCCCATCGAGTGAAGACAGGAAGATTGTCTTATCGGTGGGAGAACCTCCCCGCATATTTGTCCCCAAGAAGTTACCTGAGCCTGAGCCTGAGCCTGTGAGGGCAATTGAGAAATCGTCCGTTCAAGAGGTTCAGCCCATAGCGGAAGTACTTCAGGTGGTAGAGGACACTATTTTAGAGAAAGTTTTGGATAAACTAGGCGACAATCCATTAGCTGTTGTTGTCGCGATTGGATTTGTGGTCTTTAAGAAGATGATCGAGGGTAAACAGACCAAATCTGAAAGTGAAATGGATAAAAGGTGTAGCGGTCGTCATCAGGGTTCAGATGTTCAGACCAAAGAGCTAGAGAAGCAGGTTGAAGATTTGAAACAGAGATTGGAAGAAGTGAGTTCTAACTACGAGCTAAGTAAATCTAGCTCTGTGTCCCGCAGGGATTACAACAAGCTACTTGATCGGATGGAAGCACTTGAAAATTTATTGGATAATAAATAGTCAGCTTATAGCGTATCTGTACTAAGGCTTAGGACTACAAAATCTTCGCTTTTGACCCCTATTTGACACTCGATGAGCCAATCAATAAACATCTTTCCATCAACTAGGGCGATGGGTTTATTATCTTTACGGCTGGCTTCTTCAATTGCCTCTTTGGTGAAGCCCGAGGTGCAGATGATCATCCCGCTTTCATGCTTGAGGCTTCCTCTTAGCTCCCTAACTTCCTTTGATCCGACTTTGTTTTTCCCTGCGTATCTCTTAACCTGTATAGCAACCTCAGTATTGATTAAGCCTATATAAATGGCTCTTATGTCTATACCCTTATCTTTAGTGGGTGGTGTGACTCGAACATCACGACAGCCCTTTCGAGACAAGACACCTGCCACAAAATGTTCAAACTGAGTCCCATTATACTTACCCAATACATTATCCAAAAGTTGCTTTCTTACCTTGTCGTTGTGGGCTTTGATCTCAGATAAGAAGTTGTCTTGGTGAGGGTGAGCGGGGGACGGCTTTGGATTGGTCTTGGGAGTCTTGGTGGTGGGGGGGTGGGTAGCCTGAGCGGTTTTTATCCAATAAAGACCTGCCTTATCTAAGGTGAAGTCGCCATGCCTCTTCATGTGCTTATACAAAGCGGCTTGGATTGTAGCTTTGGGTCTCTTTCCGCCCAAGGGGGGAGACCCCTTCTTTTCTAGAATCTTATCCGTGAGGTCATCGAGAGTCAGACCTTGAGATTGTTCTTGGAGAACCTTGATGGCGAGGGAAACATAGGAGTCTTGTTGCATAATGGAGGTAACTTCTCTTTTGGATTTTGGGTTCTATCTCTCACTCGCCATACAATAATTGTATAACCCGAATGGGATACTAAATATAAGTGTTTTACTAGGGAAGTGTTCCCCCGTTGGGGATCGCTCTTTCAGTATCCGAAATCGGTGGGGTTTTGGGCGATGACCTTTTCGATCACTTCGATGTGTTTCTTTAGGTGTATGGTGGTGATGCCTTTAGCCTCAGCCCACTCTTGGTGGGTTTGATAGGTGCCTTCGACCTTATCACGATATATTCCATATCGGATAAGACCTGTCTCCTGACCGAACTTGGAGGTGAGGAGGTGTTTGACATGATTTGAGATGGAATCAGCTTCAGCTAGCTTTTCAGCTTCGGAGGTGTAGTCGTAAAAGTAGTCTACTTCGGTGTTTTCGGGGTTATCCTCGTCCACCTTTGTCACCACTTTAGCGGAGTCTTCGGACTGATAGTGATACCGAGAACCACGCTTACACTCTTGTTGAGTCTTACGCCCGCGTTGGCGTTGCAGGGCATCTTGTCCCTCGACCATACTTGCCCGCCACACGAACTGCTTAAAATGGTAGAAGATTGAGTTTTGTGTGGGTTCTTTGCCTTTATCCACCATAGCGGAAAGATTGTTCTTGTCGCAGATGAAGACGATAAAATCTTGAAAATAATCTTCCAAGTCGCCTAGAGCAAAGTTTATAGCTGTGTCCCTGCCCCCATGACGGAGGCAAAACTCTCTCAGCTTTTCGTAGTTGGCGGACTTTCCGTCATACAGCCACTTCTCTGTGGAGTTGTAAGTCCTCCTTGAGGGGCGGTTTTTAGGCGGTTGGATCGTGACAACCTGATACGACTCAATCTCGTTGAACATGGTGTCGAAAATCGAGTCTTTATTTTCAAGGGCTTTGATCTGAGCCTCTAGAGCTTTGATCTGAGCCTCCACCTTCGCCGCTTCCTCCCGCTTCCCAAAAAGGTCTTGCCGCAGTTTCTCTAACACGATGGTCTCCTCATAGAGAGGGTTAGTTGTGCCTCATATGGTTGGTCACCGAGACACGGGGGGTAGCACCTAGTCTACACAGGGTAGGTGGTGTCAGTCAACACTAATCATGTTAGTTGGGGGTGTGGGATACTTTTTTTCTGTTTATTGACAACCGGCTAAGAATCTTCTGAAAGGATAAGATAATGGACAAGAAACTACTGACCTTAGGTGTTCTGATCGAGCGGAGTGGGTTTGCCTCCCACAACAAGGAAGCGGCTGAATTTTTGTCCGCTTTAAAGAAACAGGCAGGAATGGATAAACTCGCCATGTTGCCGACCAAATGGGATAGTCCAGCTAAGAAACAAGAATATGGGGAAATGCCCCTAGATACCCTTCAGCACTTTTTTGTTCAGATGTGGTGGGGTGCGATGGTGAAGCTAGGTACGACCACCGTACAGCCTCCCGCTGAACTCAAGATGACCAACATGAAGTTTATAGATCGTTTCTTGGGTGCTCCACTTAAGGCATCTTCCAATCCTAAGCCGAATACGGAGATTAATCAGCTTTGGGCTTCTCTTAAGGAGGCATGGAACAGACACCGCACCGACTACGAGTCGGCTTGGAACCGCATTTGGTTTAGGGCATATAACGCTACAAGCTATGTCCGTGGTACTAGGAGTTACCCAACCACAGAGGCACGCAATCAAGCTGAATCTGAGCAGTCCGTTGCGGTCTTTGATAAGTATTTTAAGGGTAACTCGTTATTTAACTTTGTTTTGAAATTAAATCTCGGCTCACTAGAGTCGGTCTTTGAGCAGACCTCGGCTCTGATTGTATCTAACATCGCCAATGGGAATGTATCCTCAAAGTCGGTCAAAAGCATCTCCACAGACTTTTCCGCTCCCGAAGATGAAGATGGTGGTGGTGCGGGTGATGCTTACAACTTCACCTATGAAGATGCCGTCATTAACTATCCGAGTAAACCGAGAGCAGTCACAGAAAAGCTGTTAGGAGATGATGGTACATGGCAAGCCTTCATCAATGAAGCCGTGAAGAATGATGCTTCTTTTATGGCGGATTTAAATGGGGTAATTAAGGATGCGTTAGAGATACCTGCTATGTCTGAGGATGTGTTGTTATCCACAAGGATAACAAGTTTGCCTCAGATGGAAATACTCGCAACCCTTATTGATGATTGCATCTCTCCTTTAGCGACAAGGCGTATTCAAAATACGGATAGGAACGCGATATCCAGCGGAGGTTATGCTGTCCTTTACGCATATCTAGCCTTGTCGGGGGTGACTTTTGAAGTGGCCGGAGGGGGTACAACGACTGTGAAGCTGTCGGTTAACCCTTTCTTACTTAACTTCAGAGAGTTGCAGAGAGTCGCTCCTGAATTTAGAAAGGCGGCAGACTTTGGGGGATTGGTGGCTAGTCTTTGGGCTTCCGTAGAGAGGTATATGCCCACAAAGTTACTCGTCATGAATCAAGCTGTGTTCACGACTCAGATGATCAAGTTTGTTTGGGGTGGGAGTGGTATAGCTCCTTATCAGTCCGAGAAGTTCCCTGAGGGTCCCATGAAGGCAGGTAGAAGATATTTTGCAGCCTGCCTCAAAGAGTTTATCCGTCTTCGCCTTATCCTTGAAGTTTCAAACCGCCAAGTTTTGGCAGATGCCGAACCGGGTTTAAAGGGTTCTACCTGTGTGGATGCTCTTAGAGCAATCACTATGGCACCTAAGTCGGTTATTGATGTTGCTCGTACACTTCTGATTCAGGACTTAGTGGGAATGAAGTAAATCTTTTATTGATGCCCCCATGTAACTATCCGTTTTGTGTGGATAGTTAACCACTTCTTCATGGGGTGACAATATGAGTAAAGACTTGCAGATAGCTCACGCTTGCCCTCATCTTATCCGTTATGAGCGGGTGTTTTTAGATGGGGGCAAGTTTATTTCACCTGCGAGTCCAATCGAAGGTGAAAATCTTTTGGTCTTGAGGAGAGACGGAATAGAACTGCCCTCGGTGGGCTTGTTCAGAGAGGCTTCAGTAATATCTCCTCTTAAAGGTCCATATCGGATAAAGGCGGGGGCGAATGAGTTGGTGGTGGAGTTAGAGGGTGGAGTTTCTTATGATTTGATCATTCCACCTAAAATTTACAGCACAGCTACGCTTGTTTCTTTTTTAGAGAACAAGTTGGGCGAGATTTCTGTGATGGAACATCAGTTAGCATTAAAGTTTACGGATAACCGCAGGGGAGTAGGGTTTAGCGTAAGGGGTTCAGTAATGGATAGTTTGGGTTTTTCGGTTTCAAAGGTGAGAGCGAAGCCACAAAGGATAACGCCGAGTTGGAAGTTGAGGAAAAGCGGAGTGGGGGGGTATATGTTGGCGTTTGATAAACCTCTAGACCCTGAGGGGTTATTGGATATCACCTACACAACCATCAAGTCTCAATGTCGTAGGTGCAATGCAACAGGGGTAGAGAATGACCTTAGATTTTCTACCACGGGTGATTTATCCATAGTGGAGGGATATGACCTATTGTATCAGAACATAGCGAAGACGCTATTGACAATACAGGGTAGCAATCCATATCACGATTGGTATGGGTCTAATGCGGTTGGTCTAGTGGGTAAGAAGTCTAGTACTGCCCTTCCGTCTTTGATAAGGCAAAGTGTCAAAGAAGCATTGGATAGATTTCAAGGGTTACAGAGAGAGCAATCCAAGCTACAGGTGGTGACGAATGAAGAACGCTTGTTGAGTTTGGATAGCGTCTCTGTGGAACGGATAGGGAACGATGAGACGAGTGTATTGTGTACTGTGGTGGTGAGAGCGGCTAGTGGCTCTCCCGTGAACATAAACATTGTATTTGCCGTTCCTGGCAGTATCCCGCTAGATGGAGACCTATCATGAGTTTATTTGAGATCATTCGCCCTGATGGGGTTAAGACTTCAGCGGCTAGTGTGGTGTATTCAACCTTAAGGGAAGAGGTTGTCCTAAGAGGGAACATTTCGGATTACACCGAGATAACAATTCTATTTAATGGGACAAGTTATACATCGGTGGGAGTAGATGCGGACATAGAGATAATAGGAACCACATGGATATTTCCATCTATGGGTGGGATAGACATTTCGCAGGGATCGAACTCATTTGAAATAACGGCTAGTGGTGCGGGTTTGACGGATAAAACTATCCGTCTTGATGTGGTTTCCCCTGAGAATGAACAGGTGACACCACCATCGGCTCCCACAAATATCCGTATCGGTCGGTCACAAAATGCTGTGGATATTTCTTTTGATCACACGGACAATGATGTGACCTACTACAACATCTATGGTTCTACATCAAGTGGTGGTGGGCTAAATGGATACTATCTAATAAATGCGATACCGCTAGACCCTGTGTCTTATGGTGTGCGGACGGAGCGGATAACTGAGTTGGGGGGTTTGACGGCGGATTTGAGTCCGAGTGTAGCTGATCCTTTGTTTGTGGAAGTTCAGGCGTTACAGAATTCTTCTTCAGCCGTACTATCTACGGCTTCTCTTGGGGATGTGGAGATACCTGAAACAACAACAAGGATAAGAGTTTCGGCAGTAGTGTCGGCAATGAGTCTGAGTGTGGAGATGAAGTTTAGGCACTCAAGGACAGCCACGCCGAACTCACAGCCACCGACTTATCAAGTGGGAGAGTTTTCAACCCTTCCTGCGACTAGCCCTATTTATTATGTTGTGACTGCGGTTAAAGTGGTTGATGATCTTGAGATAGAATCCGTTTATAGCATTGAGGTTTCAGGACAACCGATAGACATTCAAACCACAACGCTTAGTCTTCCAAATGTTTCGGATAGCGACCTGACCACAAGTCTGATTCAGACGATTTACGCCGCTGATGAGGATGCGGCAGTACAAGCAGGATCAGCTATCCGAGATTTGATGATAGACCCGATGGTGTCTGAGTTATCCCGTAATAGATTTGTGTTGGATTTCTCTTATCGAGCCACGAGTTTTCTGAGTCTATTAAACATAGATGACCCTTTGAACACGGGTGCATCTATATCGGTCTCCAACAGTTCATATAAGCTGGCTCTAAAAGATGCGTTATTTCTTCAGACGGATGTTCAGACACAAAACATCATAGATGGTGCCTTTGAGAGACTAGCGTCTAATTTTGGATTATCGCGTAGATTGGGGGTTCGGGCGAGGGGAGAAGTGATCTTTTATTTATCTAATAAGCCTACATTTACCTTATCCGTGCCTTTAGGAACGGTGTTAACGGGAGGGGGAATTTCATTTAAGACGATTCAATCAGGGGGTTTTAGTGCTGAAAATGCGGTTTCGCTTTATAACCCTGTGCGTAAACGCTATGAATTGACCTTACAGATAGAAGCAATAGAGGAAGGGTTAAGGGGGAATTTAACAAGTGGTCAAATCACTCAGGGAGCCCCTGCGGGATTAAGGGTGATCAACACAGCTGCTACTTTTGGTGGTCAGGATATTGAGAGCAACAGCGATTTGACGGCAAGGTCTTTAGGGTATTTGTCCTCTGTGGATGTGGGGACAAGAAATGGATACCTTAGGGTGGCGAGAGAGACCTCAGGGGTAGTTTCCGTCTTGGTCATAGATGCGGACAGCCCATATATGGTGAGAGACGATGGACTAGGCGGAAAGGTAGATGTTTGGATAAGGGGCGAGAGCGTAGCTAGTGTAACGGATACTTATGCACCTACATACAAGACCAAACGCGGGGCAAGGTTTCTTCCTCTTGTGAGCGAAGGTTCTTATTTATTTAAACTCGCTGATGCCTCCTCCCCATCTTTATTCGCCATGATAGATCGAGAAGACTTAGGTTTAGGTCTAAAGAATGCCACGAGTGGAGAGTTCTTTGACTTGACCGATGCTGTAATTACAAATGGGACTACCATTCAGCTTGAGGTCTCAATCACACAACCGACATATGCTTTTGGCGATATCATATTGGGTGATTATCGCTCAGAGATCAGTTCAGATATCCATTTGGACAGGCAACCCGTTAGAGAAGTGGTTTCCGTAACCAAGCCTGATGGGTCGAACTTGGAGTTCGACTTCTTTAAGTCTGAAGACCCGCTGATGTTGGGTCAATCCACGAGAGCTTCGGATTATATCCGTGTTCAAAATGATGGACTTGAGAAAATCATAGATGTCACTCAAGAAGCCCACACGCTGATTGGATTTTATCCTGATAGGTTGGCAAACTTAGGTGTCGATGTAAACAGTATTGTGGTGACAAACACTTCAGGTGTGGTGTTTGATAGCCCTCTTGATCCAAGTGTAACTTCGCCTGATTATGAAATCATCTCAGAAGGTGAAGTGGTTTCTATTCGTAGGACTAGTGCCGCAGGGGGGATAACAGATGGAGAGGTGGTGTTGGTCACATACCAACACCTTGAAAACATCACAGTCACCTACAAAACAAATATCGTATTATCCAAAA